GAGAGGAAGCAAAATTGCTTGCCTAATGACTCGACAGCACATTCTGAATATCACTCACTATCCCGCAAATGCGAATGAAATGAAATGCGTTGCTTATGATGGAACCGTGCATTCCATAAAAAAGTTATCGGTATCGCAATTTGTTGCTGGTATAACTGGAATGACTGCCCCTCCTGCAAATGGAAGTTGGCCTACAGGTCTTTCGGCATGCGGTAATGGAGTCATGTATCCATCTTTGTATCCACAATGGTACAAAAGAAATACAGGAAGGGAAATATATGAAGACTATGACTTGGATCCTAATGGTACTAGCGGTTTCGCTATGACATTTGGAGAGTGTTATATACAGACCTTCAAAACTCCCCTACCAGAAAAAATAAAACCTGCATTGATGCCGACCATAAATTGCGAAAATCAATTCAGCATCACAAACCTTGTGCTTGCAAATCAAGATTTATCAAGCACCTTATTGTCTTCAGTTTCAACAAGAACACCCACGACTCGTTCAAACATAATCGACGCTCTTTATCAAATTTTTCCAACACATCTGAATGGGTTTCCTGAAGGAATTACCTCTAACTCCAATCCATTTTATCCAATTACAACTGCATACAATCCAAGCGCATTTTATTCCCACTTGAATGAAATGCCGATGCTTGTGATCAATAATACTTTTGCAAGAGGATTTGTGAGGCGAAGCAGGCTTGAAGGAATTGGTGTCAATCAGCGTTCATCGGCAAGCATACCATTTCCAGGATCTTTAAATGAGTATCAATATCTCTTTCTTTCCTCTGTATTTGGACTGAATAGAACTTATGCAAAAAATTCTCCATGGAATGATTACTCTTCTTTTGAATCTGACCAAGGGTCTTATATGGGACAAGGGGATTCTGGAAGCATCATATTTGCAAAAAGAAACAATCGTCTTGTCTATCATGGTGGTGTACTGTTGGGGTTCAACAACTTTGCCTTGACTGACTCGCCAACAGGAACAAATGAAGTCGATGGCGGTGCGTATTGCATGGGCACATCATATAGCGGCGGAACATGCAATCAATTTGATTCAAGTTCATATAATTTTTTGACATCACCATTCGTTGGAGTTTCACACGACCACAAGAAAATGCTTGACATCATGCTTACCGATAAGAGTTGGCAGATAACAACAAATACAACAAATGCAGCAGTTTCGAATGATTATAAGATATTCGAAAGCGATCTTCAGGGACATTCAATAGAATGGTATGACTACATGGATGAATTGCTGCCTCTGTATCTTGAGGAACTTGCAGAACAGACAGAAGCGGCTAACAGAATGTATGGAAATACTGTTGCGAGAGAAGACTCGCTCCCAAAAGTGGTTTCTTCTTTGCCTTCTGATTCAATATCAATCAGAAATAAGCCATATGAAATTGAACTTCCTGACCAAGTCGGTGCATTGGGCAGTCAACCCACTAACAATAATCTTGCAATGCCGACGAATTTCAAGTTTAGCATCAAGAGAGTTCCTGATCTTTCTTATTTCTGCACAAGCGTATCTCTTCCAGGATGGTCCAATCCTATCATTTCCATTCCCACAGGAGTACCAGGCGGAAGAAAGAATTTGAGAGTCAACAGCAATTCTATTTCGCATGGAGAGGCATCATTCAAGTTTCTTGTGAATGAAGACATGTCAAATTACGATGCATTGATGAAATGGTTCAAAGAATGCATTGGATTCAATGATTATTCACAAGTGACATATCGAAATTGGATGTCAGAAGAAGGGCATTTGCTCGTATTGAGCAACAAAAAGAAACCGTTGTTCAAACTCACATTCAGGGGACTGTTCCCTACAAATGTCAGCGAATTGTCATTCAAGGCAAACGATACAGAGGCAACACCGATGACCGCCACGGTCACGATGGCGTTTACATACTTTGATGTCGAAAGGCTGAACAATCAATGATTCAATCAGATTTGGTCTATACTGAAAAGGATTACGGAATTTCTGATAGAACCGCATCTGGAATAGAGTCCGTAAATCCATCCAATACAAATCTTGCACTTCCTACCAATTTTCTGTTTACCATGACAAAACTGCCGAATCTTGCATATTTTGTTCAAGAATTTTCTTTACCAGACGCAGGAGGTGAACCATTTTCCTTGGAATACATGATAGGTCCGACCATAAAACTTCCTAAATCTACCGCAGTATATGGAAACATATCACTTAAATTCCTGATCAATGAAGATTTTTCCAATTACCACTCATTGATTAATTGGATGCTTGAAAATGTACCATACCGACAATTTCTTCCTGTTCAAAAAACAAATTATGGCTCAAGCGACAGCGCAAGCCTAATTGTCCTCACAAACAGACGAGTACCATACCGAAAGTTTGAAATGAAAGGGTTAATGCCTACCGATTTATCAGGAATTGAATTCAGCAATGAAGCAACCGATGCCACATTCTTGACAGCCACAGTAAAGTTTGCGATTTCGGATTTTAAGATGGTTGACCTTTGACTTTCTTCAAACCAATGCTATACTGTGAACAATATGCATTTGGACAAAATCAAGGAAATAGCGGAAAAAGATCTTCCGATAGACGATACGGAACTTGGCAACGAGTCCGTTCGAATTCCCCAACTCCATAACAAGTATCTCGTCATCTTTCATGACGAGCGGCTTTCGCTGAAAAAGGCGCAGGCCGACTACAGGACTCTCCGACGCGACAAGTGGGAATATTACACCGGCAAGATGTCACAAGAAAGACTTGATGAACTTGGCTGGGAGCCATTTCAGTCCAAGATTCTGCGAAATGATCTTGATATCTACATCGAATCGGACAAGGATCTTTTGGAATTGCAAAGCAAAATCGAATATCAGCAAGAAAAGGTCGATTATCTTGAGGGTATATTGAAAGGGATTGCCCAAAGACATTGGGTAATACGCAACGCGCTCGAATGGAGAAAGTTCACCAACGGCATAGTCTGATGGAGCCTTTTTTGGCGGTCATAAATAATGACATGCCAGAGATCATTGTCCATAGGCACAACACGGTTCATAGCCGTTTAGCATGCGAGCCTGCAATTGCCCGTGAAATACAGGAGTTCTTCACTTTTGAGGTGCCAAACGCACGATTTACTCCTGCATATCGAAACAAGCATTGGGATGGCAAAATACGAATGTTCCAACCAAGGAACGGTCTGCTTTATGTTGGCCTTCTTGACCATTTGGCACAATTCTGCGAAGAACGAAAGTATCACCTTGTTGTTGACAGAAAGTTGATCAATCCCGTGGAGCCTTGCACTCGCGAGGATTGCATCAGCAAAATCATCAAGGGGTTGAATCTGACTGCCCGTGGAGAATCAATAGAGCCTCATGAGCATCAGATAGATGCGATACATCACGCATTGAACACCAATCGTTGTTTGTTGTTGTCACCCACGGCAAGTGGGAAAAGTCTGATTATCTATGTACTTGCACGCACATATTCGACATTGCTGAACATGATCGACTGCGATACGGGTACAGAGCCTAGAAGAACATTGATCGTGGTGCCGAGCATATCGCTTGTCACACAACTGTTCAACGACTTTCAGGACTATTCATCCAAAGAGCCGCATGGATGGAATGTAAATGATTATGTCCATAAGGTGTTCGGTGGGGAAGACAAGGATGATCCTACCAAACAAATCGTGATAACGACATGGCAGTCGATATACAAATTACCAAAAGAATATTTTGAACAATTTGGTGCCGTTATTGGTGACGAGGCTCATTTGTTCAAAGCAGCAAGCCTGACAAGCATCATGACTAAATTGACCAATTGTCCATACAGGATTGCTCTCACCGGAACACTTGACGGAACCCAAACCAATAAACTGGCAATCGAAGGTTTATTTGGAACCGTCAAGCAAGTCACGACCACGAAAGACCTGATAGAGAAAAAGTTACTATCAAATCTTGAGATAGATTGTTTGTTGCTTACTTACCCCGAAGAAATATGCAAAACCGTAGCATCGCTTCCTTATCAAGAGGAAATTGACTGGCTTGTTAGTTGTGATGGCAGAAATGCATTTATTTCGAAACTTGCATGTTCTACCAAAGGAAACACTCTTGTGCTTTTTCAATTCGTTGAAAAACACGGCAAACCGCTTTATGAGAGAATAAAGAATCTTGCAGACAGCAGCAGGAAAGTCTTTTATGTTTCCGGTGAAACAGAAGGCGAAGTCCGTGAAGACATTCGACACATAACCGAACAAGAAGACAATGCGATCATCGTGGCTTCTTATGGCACCTTTTCCACAGGGATAAATATACGATCCTTGCGAAACATCATTTTTGCATCTCCTTCCAAGAGCCGAATTCGTGTATTGCAAAGCATAGGACGGCAACTGAGAAAGTCTGAAAGAAAAGACAAAGCGAGATTATATGACATTGCTGATGATTTGCATTGGAAGTCAAGAAAGAATCACACTCTCAAGCATTTTATAGAACGAGTGAAGATATACAACGAAGAATCATTCGATTACAAGATGGTCAAATTTCCGATCAAGGAGGCAATATGATGCAGTTTTCCAAAGATGGCATGCCACCAGCAACTAAAATTCTTCGTCTTAAGAATGGCGAAATACTCATAGCAACAGTTCAATATTTTGGTAATGACTGCGTCTTAGAAAGACCCATGTCAATGGTATCTCTGCCAGTCATAGGAAAAACTGGCAAAATGGAAAAGGTGGGAGTTTACCTGAAAGATTGGGTCGAATACAGCAATGATACATACTTCACCATCCCAAAAGAAATGGTCTTGGTGATGGCCGAACCAGATCAACGAATGTATGCAGATTACCTAGAGGCAAAAATTCATTCTGACATACAAAAAGCACAAAGTGAACTTGCTGAAGTAATGCAGGAATACATCTCGAAGATGGAATTTCCTAGCATGAAAGGTAAAGAAGAGGATGACAAACCATCAGAAGATGGTTACA